CTACGATAACCGTGCATTCAACATGGCTACCTGTTCGTCGTTCATGTCATCAATCCACATACCGTAAATTTCATACACCATCTGCGCAGTTTCATGCCCCATTTGGCTGGCTATAAATGCCGGGTTCGCTCCTGCCGTCAACAGCCAGCAGGCAAAAGTATGCCGCGTATGGTACGGATTACGGCGGCGAATACCAGCACGTTTTACTGCTGCATTCCACCTTGCCCCCAAACTGCTTACCGAGTAATAAGGTTTTTGTTTTCCGTTACACACCCTGGGCATGAAAACAAAATGCAGTTTTTGCTTTTCGGTTCTGCCGTACTCCCGATGATAAAAGGTGATTTCGCTTTTGCGATGATGCCCGGTCAGTTTGTATTGCTCCTTCAGTGCTTCAAGAGCAGGCTGCAGTAGTGTTACTGTCCGGATCCCGGCATTTGTTTTTGGGGGACCGAACATATCAAGTATCGTCAGGTTTCTTCTGACATTCACTATTCCCTTTTCGAGATCCACATCCTCCCACGCCAGAGCTGCCAGTTCCCCGTGACGAAGTCCTGAGTAAACGGCAAATTTCCACAAGTTCTGGCTCTGTCCTTTTTCACTTTCCATTAATGCATTGAATTCTGTTTTAGATAACGGATCAGGCTTTATTCTGTTTCGCTGTAATTTTTTTACTCCTTCAAATGGTTTGGTTGATATAAATCCCGACTGATACGCAAAACGTAACAGCGAACAGAGCAGGGCGATATAGTTATCAACTGTGCGTACGGTTCTTCCTTTTTTGTTGGATCTTGGATTATCCAGGTAAAGCGTTTCTCCATGCAGCAGTTCATTCCGGTAATTTAAGATATCGCTATAACGAATATGTGATATCGGGGTACTTTCACAAATTATTATTCTGAGTGTTTTTAATTGTGATTTCGTTTTCTTCATTGTGTTTGTTGTTAACTCTGTTTCTTTAATTTTTGTCCAGATATCACAAAGCTCCCCGAACGTTTTTATGACTCTCGTTGTCACCATTTTTGCCCCAGTGCTGGACTGGGGAAAACGTCTTAAATACTCAAATTCACCGGAGTTTATTTCATGAACTATCAGCGCTCTTAAATTTCCGGCCTTTTTAATATTACTGTTTGTAATCTCCCAGCCTTTTAATGTTTCCCGACATCGTTTTCCTCGAAACATGAACCAGATGCGAATGTATCTACCTCTAATCTCGACACCTGTTGGTAATTTAGACATATCATGATTCTTTGATAAACTGATTTATCTTTGGATAGTTGTACCAGATAATTCCTCGTTTGCTGTCTGGCTTACCTAAAGGAGATACTCGTTTGAAGTGGAAGCCCTCCACCCAACAGTTCTGGCGGTATGCTTCAATTTGTCTGACCCCCAGACCAGTGCGAAGCATCAGGCCGTATTCAACCATCCACTCTTCATTAAAGATTACTTGTGCCATCGCATCACCTCTGGCAGGCGCCAATGTTAGACTGAAATTGACGCCCGATGTTGATTATTAATAATCAGCTATGAAGTTTTAATTTGAATACAATGCAACTCACGAGGACTGAAGTTTCTCGCAATTGAAATTAATCAGTTTTACTTTCTGCTCTCTGGAAACTCCTGCTTCTTTTTTACCTGAGAGCATTTTTTCGCATTCTGATTTCGTTAGTTTAGATTTTGAATATCTTGTCCAGTTAGTAGGAGTGCCACCTTCCTTTTCAATAGTGGCGGTAATTTTATACATGAACATCTCCATTATTATTTCCAGTGGTTCGTTTATTCCATCTTTCGAGTGCTTCTTTTTCACTTCCACCATAACCGGTTCGGGATTCGCATGCGTTACACTTCGCTCGGTAATATCCTGAAATGGCTTTCACCGTTACTGATGGACAACCACAAAATGGACATGGTTTGACTTTTTCATACCGCATTGTCTTTTCTCTCATATAATAAAATTTTGTGATGGCGGTGAGGCTACACCGCCAAAGTCAATATTAGGATCCGATATATTCTGGTTTCATATCTGTCAGTGTCGTTTTATACGCCTCATATAATTCACCCAGATGTGGTCGAGCAGCATTCAGCGTATTTTCCAGAGCAGTAAATTTTTGTTCTGCTTCTGGATCACCTGATGAAGGCAGGTCATTTATCATCTTCTCGATACTGGCAATAGCATTGAGACGGTGATGACGCCGAACCACTTTTCCTTTAAGCTCGGCAAAGAATTCGCCGATCTGGTTTTTCTGATCCTCTATCTCTTGGCGTAATGCAGTGGTTTCCTCAGTCGTGGCCGCGCTTTCGACACGCTGCCGGAATTCATCAATCCACGCTTCGTCAATACGCTGTTCGATGGTTTCTGTTCGCTGCTCGCTTACCTCTCTATAATTCTGTACCGGCACAGGATTGATGATTTTTTCCTGTGGCTCTTCCAGTTCGTCCGGGGTATACACGCCCAGGATGACGTCAGGACAATAAAGGCGAGCCCAGTATTTCAACGCCAGATAGGCGAGCTGTTGTTTCGGGTTTGAGGTCCATAAAGGAGAATTACGCGTAATCACGCTGGAAAGAAACACCGGTTCTCCCCAGGTAATCTCACTTTCACCGCGAAGAACTGCACCAACTCGAACGGATAGACCATACTCATCTTCACTGGTCCAACATGGGATCGTTTCTTTTTTCTCATAGATTCCGCCTCCTTTGGCCGTTTTCTTAACGGTCTCCACTCGGGCGCGAGAGCATTTCTCCCAGTCTCCCTCGTACTTGTAATGGAAGCGGCCTACAATTGCACTTGAGCTAGAGATCACAGCGTTAACAAGTTGTGCTTCATAACCCAGAACTCCGTTTACCAGGTGTGTTTTCTGAGCCACACCCATTGCATGGCTTGCATGATGATTGCCATGCAGTCGGCAGGTTTTCCGCGAAGGTGATCGGGAACTGTGACGGTGGCCTGTGACATCAACCCGGCTACTTCCTGAAGTTGCGTCAACGCCTGAACGTTAAAAATAGTGTTACTGGCAGAAATGGTATTTGGTGTCTGCTCTGTCGTGATGATATTGGTATTTTGCATGGTCAGGTTCTCCATTAAGCCAGATGCAGTGCTTCAAGACGACGAAGATCAAAGTCGTTTAATTCGTCGGTATAACTTTCGGTAATCGGTGCTGGCCAGTTGTTTGTCTCTAGGGCTTCGTTTATCTGGCGTAGCGTCCGGCGATATTCCTGTCGACCAAGTTCCAGGAGTTCCTGCGAGGCTTCCACGACTGCCACCCAGTGATAGCCAACATCTTTGTTGACGAAGATCCAGAAAAATTTGTCCAGGTTTGCCACATCACAATACATTGCGGCGCTGAGGTGATAATCACGCTCAATAATTTCACGGTGCAGGCGATCTTTAAGTCGTTCCTGCCGCACATAACCGAGGCTGACTGACTTCACGTCAGCGCAAATGCTTTCGTATGGCAGCCGGATTTCGATATCAGGACGGACCCTGATTTCCAGCCCGGTTTCTTCATCAAACCCGAAATAGCTGATTTCAGATTTGCGATCCGGGTGGTTGAGTAGCCTTGCTGTATCGGTATTGTTTTGCAGTGCCGCGTGAATATTTTTTGCCTGTTCATACATATCCGCACTGATAAACGTTTTCCCGGCGTTTTCTTCTTGCTGTCGTTTTTGCCAGTCCTCCAGTGTCACCAGTTCCGGGCGAATTTTCCGTGCGATTTCGGTTAATTGCTCTTTTGTGCCACTGATGTTGTAAGGCAACGATTTAGCACGTTCTTTTTTTGCCAGTTCTGGATCTACAGTTTCAATTTGCTCCAGAAGCTGCTCCCGTGTTCCACTGGTTTTCAGCAGAGGAGGGAGGCTTGCGTTGTATTCTTTAATACAGGCTTTCATTGCTGATGCTGTGTGTTTTTCCCCCTCAGGAATACGCCGAAATTCCTCCGGAAGCGAACCGTAAAGGATGCCTGTTTCTTCGGTCCCAGCGCTTACCGACAGAGGCTGTATAAGAGTGCTGTTGTAGCTTTCGATCCACTCTTTCATCTGCTCTGGTGTCATCAGTGATGGCAGACTGGCATTGTATTTTTTAATGATGGTGATCAGTTCGTTAGAAGTAGTAACCACATATTCAGGAACCGGTACCGGAATGGCATATTCATCAGCGAATTTATCCGTTTCCAGAACGTAGCTGTGAATGATCCGCCCACGCAGCAATGCATCACTTTCCTCGTTCGGAATAGTCCCGGCAATGTGCCGCCCGTGGTAATACATCAGACTGATGCGGGCATCCTTCAGCATTGTGCTGCTTATTCCGTTGGCGGAGTGATAAACCTCGTTCGGGAGGTTTTCATAGCGGCCAGGCTCGAAATATGACGGCCACATGATTTCAGTTGCTACATTAGCTGACGCTTCACCAGTTTCATCACTGCAATCGTGATGCGGATGGTTGCCAGCATTCTCCTTGTGTGGATGTTCAGCGCTTTCCATTTCCTCCGGATCATTTTCCTGAACTTCAACCTGATTCTCTTCATCGAATGTTTCCTGGTATGTTGCGTCGCCCATCACCGCACCACAATCAGGGCAGTTGCCGCCGTCGGTCTGACCGCAGGCGGCGCAGGCTTTTTCCGGCTCCTGTTGCGTTATTGGCTCGGATTGTTTCGTTTCTGGCTCGTTTTGTTGCGCATTTCGGCTGTTTTGTTCCGCTTTCTGGTCGTTCTGTTCCGTTTCTTGCTGGTTCTGATTCACTGAATCGCGGGTTTCAATCCCCTTCACCCATTTCGGATCGTTCGGGTCGCTAATTCCGTCAACAAATTCACCACGTGATGCTGCAAGTAATTTATCGGCATCGACAGGATTTTTTGATGGAATGTTTTTCCGGGCTTCATGGAGTTCTGCCCGCAGTTCCTGATATTTCGCATCAACAGAATTTACCTGTGACTGAGCATCCAGCGGCTGCGTGTCCTGATGATGTTCAGTTGCATTCGGTTCCACTGTTTCAGCCGTTGCCTGTTC